TGGAGTTGATGGAGTAGTACCGAATGTAGATTCGACTACATACGCCATATTGTGTCTTGATCCTGTTGCAATAGTCATAAATTACCTCGGTGCTACATGAGCTGTATAATTAATTGTTACTGAAATAACGAAGCGATCTTCGTCTATAAGTCCTGCATTTCTGGATACATTACCCAGTCTAATATAAACGCCATTATACAGTAAATCTGTACCACGTTTAAAATGATCGGCAATAATATCCGCTTTAGCTTCGGCTTCGCCTCTACCCTTTCCTGCCGCAGCAAAAACATCTACCTGATATAGCCCGAGATGCTCATCAATACCAGACGATCCTAATCCAGCTTGAACGGTTGAGGCAGGTAAATTATTAGCCCTTAAATAAAGAACTCCTTTAACGGGCTTGTACCCAGTATTCGCCCAAGCTACTGGCGATGAGCCGCTTAAAGTACTTAACCTTAAATCAAGCGCCGAGCTAATGTCTGAAAATACTGTACTCATTATTTCACCTTGCTCACTTCAGCCTGTACCAAATGCTGAAAAGCAGCTACGTTAATTCTTGCCATACCTTCAGGCGCTTGTGATGAATGACCGAAATATTCAATTCGCTCCGCATACGGCACCTTATTAGTTAAATATATTGTATCTTCTAACCCAGCATCTGCCAAAACCGCTCTGATCTTAGAGATAGTTGCAGAACCGCTAGTATCCCGTTCATCCAAGACCGATGTAGCAGGACTGTTTAAAGTACACTGCCAATTAGCTTTTAGTTGACCTGGCACATAACCTACTGGAGGATTCCTCTTCCATAGCTCAGGCTTTCCTACCGGAGTATCTTTTACAACCTTTTCAAATAGCTTGCGAGCAGAGTTGATCTTTACTTCGGTAATGTTAAATCTTATCTTGGCGACAAAGATCTCAATTCCTGATATGAAGCTCATAGTACACATCCGTTCCAGATGGAGAGATTACCTTCACATCCATCACTCGATAGTTAATGCCGTCAAACAAAACATTGTCATCGATTAATGGAACACCTTTTCCCGACTCTACAAGCATCTTAATGTCGCCTTCCTGAACTAATGCGGAAGCCTTCTCAGCCTGCGTAAATTGCGCTCTAACGGCTTTTGCTGTAATGGTAGCCGTACTACCTCCAGAGTAAGAACCTGTCGCAGGATTAAATGTAGAGCCTCCTGTGCGGGTTATCGAAGCAATAGCGCCAAAGTTAGCTATTAACTTAGAAGCGGTCTTTCTTAGAGAAGCATAATCAAACACGAACTACCCTCATCGTATTAATTACTAACTTTTGCAACTTAGTCTCAGCCGCAGTCAAATAAGTGTTGGCTCGCGCGCTTCTTGAGTATTCAACCTCAAGCTCACCCACTTTTTCCTTAATTGTTTCTCTTGCCTGGTTTGCTAGTGGATTCTCTCCACCGTCAATCCCAATGCAGATTTCCATCTGAGCTTCTTTGAGAAGTCGCGGGATGTAATCAGAATCAACGTAATAATTATCAATCTCTACGCCATATCTAGGCCACTGTAGATTTTGCTCTATATTAGATTTAGTTCCGACAAACATCTTAGACTCTAAATAGTCCATCGCCTGAATTATCAGAACAGAAGCCGTCCCGGTAAGGGTCACCCCTCTATCTGAGGCATAGGTTGTTAATTCTGCTTCGGAAATATACGAATTTGCAGTTGTTGAGCCACTGCCAGTCTCTACTACAATAGTCGCCATTATGCGTCCTCAAACCATCCGTAAATTGAACCGCCTACCCTGCAAGATTTGTCTACGGATGCAGTCAGCCCAAAAACAATGCCTTCACCAAACGAAGGCGGAACAGGAAAAGAAAATGTAACACTTCCATCCTGTAAATCTACACTACCCAAAGGCAAAAGCAAAAAAGGGTTTACAAATATATTCCCATTATATGAACTTGAAACAAGTCTAATCGTAACCCTTGCATCGGCACTAGCGCTTGAACTGCCAGCTACTGCGCCAGATATAAATACGCGCTTTCCTTTTGGAACCATTCTTGCAGACGAAGTCATTAACAGCTTGTTTATTAATATCTCTGCGTATGTAATGCCGCCATTTGAAACAATGATGTTGCCAGCAGCTTTTAAATCGCTGCCCACTGTCATAACGTGCATTTCATTAATAAAATAAATATCAGTGGCGGCGGTTAATACTGGAGTTAATCCGGCAAGCGTCACTATTTCAGTATGTTCAATCAAGTTTACATCAAGATAATGTAAATCAATTGTTCTAATTCCAGTACCAGCGGCAGAATCATTAGCGCTAGAACTTACAATGCTCATTTGAACGCCACCAATGGCAGGCCCAACAAAAGCACCATTTGACCAAATTAAAGCATCTTCGTGGCTTCCGGCAAATACTATTTCACCAAATGCGGCAAATCCGTAAGCGTTTGGAACCTTACCGCGTGCAATGTCGTTTTCAATATTATCAACTGGAAGGCGATCTAATCGAGTAACTAACTCGTGAGAGGTATCAGCTTTCGCAGAAGTTGAGAGCCTAATACCTTGAGCAGACATTATTTAGCCTTTTTAGACGGTGCTTTAACTTCTTTAGCGGCAGGAGCATCAGACCATTCAACATCAGTCTTGAGCATATCTTCTTTATTAATTACAGCATAACCGTAAGGGTTATCTTTGCGTACTACTTTTACAGTTTCCATTTCTGACTCCTAAAAAGCCACCCCCCGAAAGAGGTGGCTAGTTTCAGACTTAGCCCAACAACAGAGCGGTATGCTCTGGCTTGATGTTTTTAACACCCCAAGCCAAACCAACTTCGTAACGTACTTTTCTGTAGCCTTTGTACATTGCAAATTCCATTGTCAAACCTGAGCGTGGATCAGTGATCAGCATAACGTCTTCAGCCATGTCACCTTCTTCTGGACGGGCAGGAGCGCGAGCAGCAAGAACGATAGCAGAGCGGTTGAACGCCATGTTACGAGCAGAAGAACCAACAACAGTCAGAGCAGTTGCAGAAGTTCCGATAGCCTTACGCAGACCGGGAGCAGCCAGAGTAATAGTGCCGCCGCCAGAAACATCAGCATCACCAGATACAACAACATACTTGTTAGTGTCGCCAGCAAAAGTAACAACGTCACCAGCCAAAAGTGCGCCAGTACCAGCAGAAGCCAAAGTCAGTACAGTTGCACCAACAGCATAGCCAGCGTTGTTAGTAGTAGCATTAGCAGCACTACCAGCAGTGTGGTTGTTAATCTGAGCAGACTCACGCAGTGGCATACCAGCTAGATCAAGCAAAACGCCTTGACGAAGCATAGAGTCAGTACCAGCAGAGTTTACGGCAGATTGCTTACCAATGAAGTTAGCACCAGCAGAAGTATTCAATACTAACTGGTTGTCACTTACTGGTGATCCGTTATCCTTCAGAATCTTCAGTACGTTAGACGCATCAGTGTAGTCGTTAGCAGTTCCGAAAGGAGTGCTACCAGCAGTACCGTAAGCGCGGCTAAAAGTAGACTGAAGGCCAGCCAGGTCAAATTCAACTTCGTTAACCATTGCACGGATTGCCTGAGCAATCTTAGCAGCACGAACGCCCATGTAAGTAGCGCCAGTGTTTAGTTTCTTCTGGTCATCACCGTTAAAACCAAACTCAGCAGCGCGAGACTTGGTGATTTGGATGATAGTGCTTCCAGAAGTTTGACCAGTTGGATCAGGGATGGTCATAGCAGGAGTGATGTCAGATACATTACCTACTGGCTCAACGTCAACAACGATGTTTTGGTTGATACCGGCACGTTCTGCGCTGGCGTTCATAGTTACCGCAGGAATTAGACCTGTGAGTTCGCGTGATACAACATCCAGAGCTTCATAAATATCTGGAACGATTGAGGAGATAGTATTCTCAGCCATTTTAAATTACCTTTCAATTATCAGTTATAGTGCCACCGGACTTCACAAATTCCATCCGTTTGGCTGGGTTAAGTGCCTCAAATTCGGCACGACTTCTTACCTTCGTGGCACCGCCACTATTTGAGCCACCAGAGGCACCGCCGCCCGATGATTGATTGCCTTTCAACAATGCAGAATATCTTGCATCGTTTTTAAACTCGGATTTAAGATCGTCAAACGAACTAACGGTCAAATTACCATTTACGTCTGTAACCTTAACACCATCCTCGTGAAATTTCAATCTACGGCCTATGAACTCACTTAACAACTCAGCATTTGCGCCATCTGCAAGATCAGCGGCTAATTTCATTGCTGTATTGTTTCTTTTCTCGTTCGCTATGCCTTGACGTAAATTATCAAGTTCACCCAGAGTTGTTTCATACTTTTCCTGGGCAGATTTATGAAGTTGCTCATAATCACCCTTCTCTCGTGCAATTCTTTCCCTTTCGGCCTGAGTTTCGGCCTCGATTTCCCGTTTTGCTTGTTTAGCTCGTTTTGCTTCCGTTAATAGCTCTTCCATCTTAGCTTTCATGGCGTTGTTCTCTGCCATTAATTGAGATAGGTCTACTGATGGAGCTTCTTGTTGCACTTCTGCTACTTCTGTTTCTTCACTCATTTAAATCACCTTTTGGTCACAAACCAAGCGATCACTGATCACTTATAAGTCAGAGAATACAATTTGATTCATACTCTCTAGTTCAGAAAGGGTGTAAACCCTTCCGGTTGGGTCAACAAACTTATCAATACCAAGTTTGCCAGCTCTAAATAGACGAGAACGCTCAATACCTAACGCCTCATCTATAAATTCTTTGTTTTGCCGCTGTAACCATTGCCCATAATTCAATTTGGAGTCTACTTGTCTCGCTCCACTTTGATTTACTGATGGTCTAAACGACTTTACGTTTAAACCAAGTTTAAACTCGTCCCGTATAACTGGAACTGTTGTCGATCTGCATCCGTAATGCGCTGGTGGCATAGGGCCAGATCCAACCAGGTAAACAGTTAAATCACGACTCATGCAAACAAGGGTTGTTCTTCCGTCAAGAGTTGATACCCATTCATACTCGCCAATCATTCTACTATTCTTTTTGTAGAAGGCAGATCTGCTAAATGAACTAACATGATTAACAATTGTACCGATTAATGATGTTATTTGGCGTTTCATGATATTTCGAATAAGATTATCAACTTTGCGAATAATTGATTGAGTGGAATCACCTAACGTCACGCCGTCAATTACCTGCTGTAATATTTGCGCTTTCTTGGCATTTCCGAATTGACTTAACGCATCAGCTATACTTACACCAGAACTGACAGACATTGCTTCCGTCAGGACGTTTCGAGCTAATACTGCGCTTTCTGGCATGACTAATGATGTGTTTACTACCTTGCTAATCATTAAAGCGGCAAAAGATGCCTCACTAACAGCTAATTCCTTTGAGTCAAACTCAATAAGCAGTTTAATTTCTTGAAATGTTAGGTCACTTAACGTAGTGATCTCTTTGACAACGTCTTGCAGCCTCTGGGCTACAAAGTTCTCAGGCTCTTGACTTAGGCGAGCATTAATCCTTTGACGAAGACGGGTTAATATCTTGACAGCCTCTTTCGACCTGCCATTACCGTAACGCTGAAGGAATACCTGCCGCCTAGTCGCAGCATCTATCAAATATTGATCAGTAGTCATTATTTACCGTACGGCTTAGATTTCTTCTTCTTCATTACTCACCTCTTTTACGCTTGGTGGGGCAATAGATAGAGTTCCTACGTCCATTTCAAGCACATCGTCAGACTCTATCTCATCGTCCAGCACTTCATCAGTTCTGTCATGCTCAAGAAGGCTTGCTTTACGCATCAAGTGTCTAATATCTGATTTAGCGATGACACCACGATCCATAAGCTGGATATTTGCCATAAGCAGGTTGGGGTCAACAGTAGAGTCGTAGAACTCTTTGTTGATTTCTATTTCAGGGTCAACAGTACCGCCCATAAACAGCATTGCCCACTTTAGGCATTTCTCGAAAGACTCTTGGACGTTAATGATGATAGCGCCCAGCTTACTGTTATGCCCGGCGAATCTAATCTTGGCAGCTTCGGCAGTCTCCCTGCCTCCACCGTCTTGAATGATCCGGGTTCCGATCTTAACCATCTGCATTTCTTTCATCTCCATCCCTTTCAGCGGCATTTGGTTCTCATTTGCCTGGAGGAGTTGAGCGCCACCGCCTTCCGGTAACAGAATGGCAGATCGTGAGCCAAATGAGATGCCTCCCGACATATTCTGGTCTACCCATGACTGAGTAAGGCCGGAAAACGCTGGAGTAGGCTGACCAACCAAGAAAGATGATTCTTCGTAGTCAGCAGAGTTGCGGTAGTGAGAAATATTGATCTCAGCGATGTCATATAGAGGCGCTTTATCAATAGTCTCGTCATTATTGACAGAACCGATAAACGCGAACGGAATTTCAGTCCAGAGCGAGCCGTCAGACTTGCGAGGATAGATATCTACCTCACCATTACCGTATTCGACAATATCACCGTCTTCGTTGTACAAATTTTGTACATATACGCCATTCTTTAGTAGAAGGA